CGACCTCGTGAGCGTCACGACGCTGACGACAGATGACGATGCCAACGGCACGTACGAGACAACGTGGACCGCAGGCACCGACTACAACCTCGCGCCAGGCAACGCAGCTCTGGACGGCTGGCCGTACAACGAGATCGACGTATCGGTGACGTGGCCGCGCAACTTCCCACGCGACGTCTATCGCGGCGTCAAGGTGGTCGGCGTCTTTGGATGGCCGTCCGTGCCAAGCGCAGTGAAACAAGCCGCAATCATTCAGGCTGGCGCAGTCTGGTCATCGCGCACCTCGCCGTTCGGAGTGATCGGCAGCCAAGACCTCGGTGGCATCTTGCGACAGACACGCGCATTGCATCCTGAAGCGCAAGTGTTGCTGGAGGCGTACCGCAGGCGCGAAGGTCTGGCTCGATGAGCTTCAACGACCGAACAATCATTGCAGGACTTGCCGCGCATCTGACGGCTAAGACTCCGCCTACTGGCTACGTGCTTCGCACGGTCCACGCATTCCCGCCTGACAATCTGGCGGTAGTTCCAGCGGCGGTGATCATTCCAGGCGATGACTCAATCGGCTACGGCGCAAGCAACCGGCAGATCTCGCTGACGTTGAACGTGGTCATCTACATCCAGCCGCAGGCTGACCTCGGCCGCAAGTATGCAGACCTGATGACGTGGCGCACTTGGCTGCGCGACAGCCTCATTGACGGCGTGACGCTGAACGGCACAGACGCCGTGGCGCAGGCCAGCGTGACCTCCACCAACATCGGCACCGACACGTGGGGTGACGCGGACTACCTTACAATCACAGGGACCATTGAGGTCTCGTCAGTAGAAGGGATTGCGACCAGTGCCTAACCTGCAGAAGCCACTTTCCTACACTCCGATCAGCCACATTGACGTGCGCTACGTCCCTGGCTCTCTTCCACAAGGAGAGTTCGTGGGAGGTTTGCCTGTTGATGGGTCTACAATCAGCGCACCAGCCGTCCTCGCGGAAGCGTGGATTGCCGCAGGAATCGCTCAACGAGTAAGTGCCGCACCAGCGGCTGAAGACGACAAGGAGAACGAATAATGCCAGCCGCATCCGCAGGCAACGTCCTGTTCAGCAAACTCGTCGCCTTCAAGGAAGCGACGCCTGGAACCATCCCAACGCTAACCTCTGGCGGCCGCAAGCTGCTCGTCACGCCAACTGGCGTCATCTCCGAAGGCACAACGATTGAACTTGGCGCCGAGCGATCCGTTGCACTTCGCAACCCGCTCATCGGCTCCACCGGCACAATCGTCTCCGTTGAGACAACACTCAGCGCGACCGTTCCTGCAGTCAGCGTCGGTGAACTTCCGCTCTGGCTCTCAATGACACGGACCGATACCCCTTCGGGAACCGCTGCGCCATACGAGTGGGACTACGACTACTCGATGACAACGGCGAACTCGCCGACCTCCTACACGCTGATCGCAACGGACGGCACGCAGGCATACGCGGCGAACTACTGCCTCGCTGAGTCAATCACGATTGCGGCAGACCGCAACGGACTGACGAACCTGAGCGCCTCACTCTTCGCGCAGCAGATTGCCAAGAACAGCGCGACGCTTGCCGAAGGCACGCCGACATCGCCGTTTATGGCAGGACGGCTCTGGAACGCCTTCCAGCACGGCAGCACCTTCCCAGGCACCGCTGACGGCACGGCATACGAATACCTGCTCGACTTCTCACTGGAGTTCAACGCAGGCATCACGCGCCAGGCGTACCTTGCAGGCACGACCGTGTTCAGCACGCACGCTGAGAGCAACCCATTCAGCGGCACGCTGACGATGACGGTCTCCTCGACCGCTTCCGCAGTGAGCACGTGGTACGACGCATACAAGGCAGCAACGCCAAAGGGCGTGCGCCTGAGCTGGAGCAACGGCACCTACAGCGCGCACATTATGGCGATGATCGTCCCAACCGAAGTGCAGCAGATGGCTGGCGCTGAAGATGGGCTGACCACGATGGCCGTGACCGGCACGCTGGTCTACGACACGGTGAGCGCGAAGAGTCTTCGCATCGTCGTGAACAGCGACTTGGCGGCATTGCCGTAAGTTCAACCTAGTAGCAGAGAAGGAGGAGGCTAGATGAGCCACAGAACCTTAGAGATCGTATTGACCGAACCACCCTATGAGGGCTGGACGGCAACGATGCGTGCTGACGGAATCTCGGCACGCATCTTCATTGAACTCTCAAGCGATTCGGTAGAGCGCCAGATGAAGGCGCTTGCCAAGTTGGTGATCAAGCACGACTTCAAGGACTCAGATGACGCACCGACAGAGGACATCCTTGACGCACCAATGGACGCCCTTGCCGCGTTGATCAGCAAGTGGGGGACTGAAGTCACAGCACTCCCCCCTCGATAAGGCTCGACGCCCAGCGGCTGGCGGCGGGTCGCTCCTTAGCGCCGCACCCGCTGATTGCAGCGCACCTTATCGGCAAAGAGTTCGGCATTGCTCCGCACGAGGTCCTAGAATGGGACGCGGGCGACTTCAATCGCACGTTGATGCTGATGAACGATCTTCAGCCAAAGGAGAACAATGGCCGCTAGTTCACTTGACCGATTGACCATCTCCTTCAATGCTGACTCGCGGTTTGAGTCTCTACGAATGGGCTTCCTTGAAGGCGCAAACCCTAGCGCCTACAAGCGCCTCCTGAGCATTGCGACCCTAAACGCTGCTCGCACGATGGTGAAGCCGATGCGAGCAGACGCTCCAGTCGGCAGGACCACAAAGTCGCCAGGACGCCTCCGCAAGTCGGTCACTGCACGCCGCGCTCGCTTCGGCACACCGGCTGCGGTTGTCGGTCCGAGGGCTGGACGCAGCCGAGATGGTGGAAGTGGTGGAGCGTGGTATCGCTGGTTCGTGACCTCTGGGATCAGCGGCGTGCGCCAGACCAAGAACGGACCGAAGGCAGTCAAGGCCGTTCCAGCCAATCCGTTCGTCACGCGCGTCTCAAAGAACCCAGCCCGCCAGCAAGCAGCCATTGAAGCGATGGCGAAGACGGTAGAATCATTCTTCAACAACGGCGCATTCCGCGCCACGATCTTGCGGTTCAAGCGAGGTAGATAGATGGCTTTCGGGTCTGATCGCTCAGCGAACTTTGTAATCTCGGCAAAGGATGCCGCCTCTTCTGTGATGAAGGGGATTGGTAAGCAGATGGGTTCGCTAGGCAAGACAGGCGGTGCAGTCTTCAAGACTCTCGCAGCCGGTGCAGCGATTGCAGCCGCAGCGATCACCGCAGCCTTTGGATTGGCAGTCAAGTTTGCCAAGAGCGCAATCCAGGCTGCCATTTCTGATGACGCCGAGCAGCAGAAACTGATTGCCACACTAAAAGCGCGTGGTCTTACTACAGAGGAGGCCACCAAGCGCACCAATGAGTTGATCGCAGCGGGTCAGAAACTCGCCTTCACTGACTCTGAGACTCGTGCTGGAATCAACATCGCCAGCCAATACACAAAGAACTACGCAAAGCAAACAGCGATTCTTACTGCAGCACAGAACCTTTCGCGCTCAAGAAACATCAGCCTTGAAGCTGCAACCAAACTTGTCGGCAAGGCATTCAGTGGAAACGGCAAAGCGCTCAAGGCTTACGGCGTTGATCTCACAAAGACAACAAAGATCACTGAAACAAAAACCAAGAAAGATAAAAACGGCTGGGAAGAACTTGTCACCACCACAAAAGTTCAGAAAGATGTCATCAAGGGGATGGAGGCCGTGCGCCTTATCACTGACAAGAACGCTGGAGTCGCAGAGGCGTATTCAAGGACTTTCGCGGGTCAGTTTGACATCGTGCGAGACTCGATCAACGAGACGGTTGAAGCAATCGGATTTGCCATCGGCGGTGGTGAGGGACTTCCAACATTCGTCCGCTTGCTTGAAGGGATCAGACCGGTGCTTGATGATGTGCTTGGTGAGATCAACAAGAATCTCCCAAACATCCAGCGCTTTGGACGTGAACTTGTAGAGAAGTTCCTTGCCAAGTTGCCAGGCTATGTAGCAACTGCCAAGCGCGAACTGCCAATCCTGATTGACAAGGCCAAAGAGTTTATTGGGAGCGTGGCTGGATTCGCTAAAGAACTTGCCGCATTCCTCGGTCCTGAAGG